ACCCACTGGGTGCAGCCCGCATTGCAGCAAAAATACATTGCGTCCGGCTGGTTCATTCATCGGCATCCACAGCGAAAGCTGGGCCGCCAGCACGGTAAAAGCCTCGGCAAACAGACTGCCCACCACCCAAAGCACCAAAATGGCCCGGCGGATGCTTTGCCGCGTGGCGCCAAAACTCAGCGCCAGCTGACTGTAGGCAGCGGAAAACTGCCAAAACGAAATGTACAGAAAAATGCCATACAAAAAGCAGAAAGAAATTGCATAATCGGAGAAGATGACCATCTTCGTCAGCCCGCCTAACACCAGGGTGCCAAAGTAAAACAGGGTAGCAATGCCCAGCATCTGGGCAAGCGGCCAGGCAAAAAAGCGCAGCGTTTTAACAGTGCCTTTCATCGCTTAGCCCTCCCGATGTTCCTGGAGTTCTTGCTCGTGGCCGCACAGCGCCACAAACACCTTTTGCAGGGGCAGGCTCGTGCAATCTACATCCAGCCCCTTGGCGGCCATGGTCTCGGCAGGCACCCGCACCACGCAGGACTTCTGCCGCCCCAATGTTTCGGTATGCAGGATGTTCAGCCCGGCGCAGGCTTCGTTCACCACATCGTCCCGCCCGGTCACGGCGCAGAACTGCGCCAGCAGTTCGTCGGCATCGCAGGCCTCGATCAAGCGCCCCTCTTTCATGATGAGCACCTTCTCAAACACGTTCGAGGCTTCCTCCAAAATGTGGGTGGAGATAACGAACGTACGCCCGGTCTCGGCGTAATCGTCCGTGCCCATGCCGTCGGTCTGACCAACGTCAATGCGGTAACTGCGCCGCACCAGAGGCGCCTTAACGTCCTTGCGCTCACGCACAGCAGGCAGATTGGCGGCCTTGAGTGCCGCACTTACCACCGCACCGAGTGCGTCATCTATCTCTTTCCAATGGATCATAGCTTGTTAATCACCTCGTCGAGCATATCGTCTACAGCCTCATAAAATGCGTCTGCGTAATCATCCTCGGCGATTGCAAACACTTCTTGACCCTCGACCAGCTTACCACTCTTGCCATTACGCGCGGTATTCCGCCAGCCATACTCCATCAAATGCGCTACTGCATCATTGGAATAGACCCGCACACGATATACTCCATCTTTCAAAAAGACTTTGCCGCGCTTAATACTCTTATGATAGGTGCCTGCCGCACGAGTATACTCTTTGCGATGCACAGCCGTACGATTGACCGTTGCACGAGCTCGTTGTACTGTTTTTCGACGCAGTTTAGTACCCTGCTCTCTCAGCATTTTTTTGACTGCCTTATCGACATCCTTTGGCATATCTTCGAGCTGTTTAGCAAAAACTCGCAAATCGCCGTAAACTAATTTATTGCGGTCACGAGCCATCGCGTGTCACCTCTCCCTGCCGCAGTGTGCAGTAAATCTCCACCCAGCCGCGGCGGTTATAGATTGGCAGCCAGTACGACACATCGAGCCGCTGACCGCGGATAATAAAGTACATCTCGCGGCACAGCTCCGGCAGGCTGGCGCTCCGGCAGACCACGCGGTGCGTGATCTCGGCACGCTCAGCGTCACCGGTCAGCGTCTCCGTGCGCCCGCTTGTCGGATTTACCGCCGCCCAGATGGTCTTGACCTTGGTGTAGCAGTAGTCTGTCTCGCCGTTTGGCTGCTCCACCGGTGCGGCAAGCCATACCTCGGCGCGGTCGCGCAGATCACGAACCTGTGTTGCCATCGTCCGCACCTCCAAACGCGCACACCAGCTTGAGCTGTGTCAGCATGTGACGCACAAGCGGCGCTGTTGCAGCGTGCTCGGTATCGCTGTCGCGGCCATCGTACTGCCGCAGCGTCATGTCCTGTGCAATCAGATCGTAGAGGTTCTCGTGATTTTCGCGGGTGCAGCCTGCATTTTGCAAATACGCATCCACTGTGCCCAGGATAGCCTCAAGCAGACTGTCATCCTCGTCGTAGTCGATGCGGCAATACGCCTTGAGCGCTGCCAGCCGTCCTGCGTCGATCATACGACCACCGCCCGGAGTTCGGCCTCAGCGATAGCGATGGCTCGCTTGCGGGCGGTGTTCAAATTGGACACCGGCGGCTGCGGCTCTGGCTCTTGGCTCTGGCTCTGTGCAGCGATGTACGCCGCACGCAGCTTGTCCATATCAGGGACAGCTCCGCAAGCGTTGTAAATATTGTTCAGATTGAGCGGCTCGCCCGGCTGCTCCTCGCCGATGATCTCGTCGATCAGACCGGCGTCCAGCGCCGCACGGGCGCTGAGAAAGGTCTCGCGGTCCATCATGCGGCGCAGTGCGTCGTGACTGGTCTTGCCGCCGACCTTGCTCTCGTACGCCGCGATAATGCTCTCGGTGATGCTCTCGAGCATCTGCACGCTCTCGCGGTGCACGCCCTGATTGCCCTCAGTGACCGTGCTCGGCAGGTGGATCATCACCTGACCGACCGGCGAGCAGGCCGCCGTATCCGCACCTGCCATCACCACAGACGCGGCAGAACCGGCAAGGCTCTGCACCTCGGCGCGGGTATGTACACCCTGACGGGACGCATTGCGCAGCAGGCTGTACATCTCAAAACCCGCAAAGACCGAGCCGCCGCCGGAGTTAATCTCCAGCACAAATTCCTCGTCTGCGGGATTTTCGGCAAGCGCCGACCGGATATCCGCCGGACAGGCCGCCGGGATACCCCACCAGCGCAGGATAGGCGCGTCACTGTCGGCCACAATGTGACCGTTTAAGCTGTATCTCATGCCGTGCCTCCTTACAGGGTCTCCAAAACCTCAAAGTTGCCGAACTTGAACGGAATTTCCTCCTCGGTCTTGGACTTCTTTTCAAACTTTGCGAGCGTGAACTCGTCAATCGTGATGTCGCTGTACGCTACGCGCTCCGTGCGGTTTGTGCCCGGCATGGTCTGGCTGGTGATGATGGTGATGGTCGGCATCTCGCCGGACTTATACGCCGCAGCAATCAGGCTCAGCACATCACTGTCGATCTTGAGCGTGGTCAGCGTGCCCTCGCCCGAGTAGCCGTTATATACACGGTAAGTAGCCGGATCACCACAGACATTGATTTCTTCAAAATCACCGGCAACCTTGGCCTCCACCGACTGCAGGGTGGTCAGCTTTTTGCCGTTAAACCACGCATGACCGCCGTTGCCGTGCATAATGCGGTTGGGATTAAATTCAGGCATCCTATGCCCTCCTCTCTATAAATAGGAAGGGCGGCAGCAGCGCCGCCCTTGTGTCAGTCCTTACGCAATGGTCAGAGATACCGCAGCAGCGGCCTCAGAATCGAACACCTGTGCATCCAGACGGGTGATCGCGCGGACCTCGGTGCTGTTGGTCTTCCATGCGTTGCCGCCGATGTCGGTCGATGCGATCTCAAGCGGCTGACGGCGGAACAAAGTAGCGTACTGCGTAAAATCACCGAAGTAGATCGGCGCCTTGCTGGTCGCGGTCTTGAGGATGCCGTTACTTACTACGGTAATGCCGCGGCCAAACAGCAGCTTGCCGGTCGAGCCGGTCGGGTCGGGCTGCAGCAGCGGACGCTTGTTGCCGTCCACCAGCTGGTCGAGGGCGTTAAAGCCGTCCTGATTGGTCACAAAGTGGGCCGTCGCGGAGATCGCCGGGTCGAGGGTGACGTTGAGCGCCTTCTTGAGCGTCTCCACCACATTGGCAGTGGTTGCCGCAGTTGCAGATTCATCCAGAGCCGCCAGCTTGGTGACAAGCAGGTTGTTCTCGGTGATGATCTGCTTCTTGGCGAGCCAACGGCTGATGTATGCCAGCAGCGCCTCGTCGGTGTCGCGCAGCAGGTCGTTGGAGACCGGCAGGATCAGCGCATAGTCCTCGACCTTGTAGGCAATCTTGCGGAATGCCGGCTTGTCATCCTGCGGAATCTCAGCCATCTCGTCAATCTTGGTAAAGCCCTTGTTCGGCGCGGTATCTACCACACGCGAGCCGGACAGGAACGATACATTCTCGACCGCAAACAGGTCGGACAGCGGCACCAGAGAGCGGCGCAGCTCGTTAATGCGGGTCTGGATGTCCTGCGGTACCAGCAGGCCGCCGTCTGCCTCGATACCCTCGGTCATGGCACCGGCGTTTTCGGCTGCCATGGCACGGCGCAGAACGTCTGCGTTGGTCTCAAAGGCTGCACGCTGGCCGCGTGCCTGGGCGCGGATGCACTCCGCAAAGGCATGCACGCACTCGCGGCTGTTGACCGGCTCTGCCGCCGGAGGATCGGTGCCGCTGGTCGGTACGCCTTCCGGCTCTGCCGGTACATTCTCCTCGGCTTCCATGATTGCCTTTACGCGAGCAATCTCCGCATCAACGGCGGTGTTCTCTGCCAGCGCCGCGTCAAATGCGGTCTGGTCACCTGCCGCATCCGCCTGTCTCATGCGGTCTACAATGCCGCGCTTCTTAGCGAGCAGGTCAAGCAGTTTCTTCTTCATAGGTCTTGCCTCCTTAATTGTTGTTGTAGGTTATTCGGTCACGCCATGGTGACCGGGAAAATGAGATCGGTCATCGAGCCGAGAATCTTGACATTCGCGGTCAGGTAAACCGTCCGCTTGAACGGGTTGGCCTTAACGGTGTCATCGTCCCAGTCTGCAGCCTCGCTCTTGCCGGATGCCACCCACGCGGCACGCTGCGCGTCCACGTCGATGCTTGCCGCATTGGCGTAGTCCGGGTCAAGGATGCTCTGCTGCATCAGCTGCCGGAAGTAGCTGCTGTTGAGCGAGGCCACCAGCATCATCTGGTTGTCGCGGCTGTTGCGGTAGTTGCCGAGGTAGGTCTCGCGGAATACGGACGTAATGTCGTCGCGCATCATGTCCATCGCCTCGACCGTCTCGATAAACTGCATGTCCTCGGTCTGGGTCTGGCCGTTGGTCGTGGTCATCGAGTTAATTCCCTGTGCCACGCGCACATTGCCGTCCTCATCGTTGACAAGAATAAACTTGCCGCTGCCGAGTGCCGCGTCGTTGTCCTCGACCTCCTGCACCTCGCTGAGATTGCTGCACAGGTAGTTGGTGCAGCCGCGGGTGACGTTGCACACCGCGAAGATACCGAGCAGGCTCGGCAGATAGGTCACGCCGTCTTTCTTGCCGCGGTCATCCGTGTAGGTAACCGACTCGTTGACAAAATTGACAACGTGCATATCGTCCGGTGCGGTGGTCAGGTTGTAGCAGACCGCCTTATAGGTCTTGTGCTTGGTGCCCGCCTGCGTCTTGACCCATGCAGACAGCGCCAGACCATCATCTGCACTCTGACCGGCAATGGTCAGCCAGCCGGTCTTGACGCGCTTGCCGATCTCGGCGAGCGTATCTGCCAGAGCGCCGTCCGCGTCACAGCGGAACACATGCGCCTGATACGGTGCAAAGCCCAGCATGTCGCAGATGGCAGCATAGTTGTCTGCGGTGTACAGGCTCTCGTCCGCCTGCGCGGCGCTGAGGTCGCTGTACTGCTTATGGGTAAAGCTCTTGTCGGTGTCGTCTCTCACGATCAGGATTGCGACACCGCGCTCGCTGCGGCCGATCAGGCTCACAGCACGCTGCTCAAACGTAATGTCGATTTTAGGCATTGTGATTGCCATTATGGGGTCACTCCTTTCTGTTCCTCGCCGTCCGCTCCGTTGCGGCGGCGGCTCAGGTCCCGCCAATCCTCCAGCGGGACGTAGTTAAGGCTTGCCAGACGGTCATCGCCGCCGGGCACGTCCGGCAGGTCCTCGAGTGCTCGGATGTCGTCCACGCTGTACGCGCCGATCTCGCGCATGGATTTGTACCACGCAGCCCGAGCCGTCCAGTCTCCGCGCAGCTCGCCCATCATGTTGCGGCGCAGCTGCAGGCCGCGGCTGCACTCGCTCTCAAGCAGCAGCTTGTGTGTGTCCTCCTGCTCGTGCTCGCTGACGATTGGGCTGAGCGTGCGCTGGATATACTCAATGGCCGCCTGCGTGTTGGCCGCGTAGCTCTCCTTGCCCGCGCCCAGCTTGTAAAACGGGATGTTAAACAGCCGGGCAATGTCCTCGACGCTGGCAGCCTTGCTCTCGATAAACTGCGCGTCACGATTTGTTGCGGTCAGCGGCGTGTACTTGAGGCCGTTATCCAGCACCGCAATGCGGTAAGCGTTGTCCGCTCCGGAGTGGATGCTTTCCCACTCGGCACGGATTTTGCTCTTGATGTCCACTTTCTCGCCGCCGATGGTGGTCGACCTTGGCGAGAGGTCGGTGTCGGTGGTCAGAATGCCGCTCACCTGACCGCCGTTGCGGTAGTAGTTGCTCTCGTACCGCTGCGCCTGCAGGGCCGCCTCGATGGTCTCGGCACCGCGGCGCAGATAGCTGATGCCCTCAAGGCCGTCTGTGCTGAATGCCTTGTAATGCAGCACATCGGTCGGCCAGAACTTGCGGTACTCCTGCGTTTTGGGATTGATGCCGACATACCACAGCTTGGCGTTGGTGTCGAGGATCGGCAGCATGTAGCCCGGCGCGATCGGCAGCAGCTCCACCGGCTGTCCCCACTTGTCGCGCAGGATGAGCGCGTAAGCGTTGCCGTAAGCAATACGGCGGCTCTCCATCAGCTTGTGATAGTCAAACGCGGTCAGGGCCTCGGTCGGTCTGCCGGTCAGCAGCCGCACCGCCGGATGGTCGGGCACCCGCTCGCGGGTCTCGCCGTCCATCAGGTAGATCGGCATTTTCGCCACGCTGTCCGAGATGATCTCGATACAGGCGTTGACGGCAGGCAGTTTCATGGCCTGCATTTCTTTGCCGCCGAACAGGGTGCTGCCGCCCGTGCTCCATCCGGTCGGGTCGTCCAGCGTCAGCGTGGTCTGACCACGGATGCGGTGTAAAATCTTATCTGCGATCATTGCTGCACCGCCTTACACGACCATCAAAATCGACAGCAAGATAGCGAGCACACCGCCCGCGATTGCGGCCAGCGGCGGCCAAATCGTGTAGAGTCCAACCATAATAACAACCACGCCGCCCAACAGCAGAGCGTCAGACAGCAGCGCGACTACGATTTTCTTCATCATTCACTTTCCTCCTCTGTCGGTGCGTCATCCTCCGGCGCGTCAACCAGATTATCCAGCAGTGCACACTCGCCTGCCGTCGCAATGCCGAGGTACGCCATCAGCGCCGCACGGCCGTAATCGTCGGTGCCGTTGTCGCGCTCCCAATATTCGGTCGCCTCGCGCCAGGTCATAGTGCGGTGCTCCGCGTTCACACCGCTCGCAATCAGGCGGATATCCTCCGCTTTGCTGATGTAGTCGATGCGTTTTTCTTTCTTTGCCATCTCTCTCACCCCTTTCCGAGCAAAAATTAAGAGCCGACGAGACAAATTGCTCGTTGGCTCTGGCTCTCAGGCTCTGGCTCTCTACCGCTTTCCCGCGTCGGCTCTGTTAAATTGGTTTCCGGTGCTCTGACGGACGCGGCGGTGTTCCGCTCCCGCCGTGCCCTGCGCAAAATTATTTTGGAGGTTGTTTCTCGGGCAGCTGCTGCCGCCCGTCACAGCACCGGAGTGCTGTTGTCACTTTTCCGCCTGTTTCTGCTGTGCGGCTGTGCGCTTGCTGCTGCACAGCGCACAGGTCCGGCGGTTGTCTCTCGGCGGTCGCTTGCCACAGATAACGCACAGGCCGGCAGCGTATCGAGCGTCACGCCGCTCACGCTGTTTTTCGGTGGCTCGCTGAGAGTATTCCTTGCGCTTCTCGGCGGTCAGCTCGTTAAAATACCGCAAGGTGCGCTCTGTGTTTTGAGCCGCACACGCGGCGCAGGTCGTGCGGCCGCTGCGTGCCTTAGCCTTGCGGCAGCGCACGCAGATGCCGTGCGTCTTATACCACTCATACTCCTCGCGGTCATACATCGGCGCACTCTCCGCCGCACGCCGCATAGCCTGCAAGGTCGATAAAGCTGTCTCGCGTGCCCGAACCGCCTGCAATACGCGCGATCTTGAGCAGTGCCATCATCATGGCAACGTCGGTCGCGTCGATATACACACAGTCTTCCTCATCCACGCACGCACGATTGAGATATGTAATCCAAAACTCCGCGATTGTCTCAAAATTATCCTCAGGCGTGCCGTAGTCCTGCTCACGCTGGCCACAGACACACTGCTCGGCACGGTGCAGCACCTCGGCGCGGGTCAGACGCGGCATCTCACCGCCACCATAGGTGCAGTCGTCCTCGGTCTCTATCGGGTCCGGTTCCACGAGAATGCCCTCGCTCGGCTCCGAGCCGAGATATTCAGCAAGCGTCGTCTGCAGCTTACGCAGACGTTCCTGCAAGTCGGGACTTTCCGGCGTCTGCGCCATCATTGCGACGGCAGCACCGCGAATTGTGTTGAATAAATCCACAGACCGAGTTGCTTTGTTGATTGTCATTGTCAAAACCTCCATAATTTGCACCATCCGGTGCTCTGACGGACGGGCGAGGTACAAGAGGACAAACCCTCGCCGCCGCCAAAAGAAATAGGTAAGGTGTTTCGGGTGGGTCGCCCGTCACAGCACCGGATTTTACTTTTTGTCTGCGGTGTTCAAGTTGGACACCGCATTTTCAATCCAGCCACCGGTTTTCCAACACACAGAAACCATATACTGCACCACCGCTCAGCACAATCCATAATACCCAGAACAAAAAGATGGCAATATTACCTTGTCTTACAGCAAGGTCTATAACTGCCTGAGGTTCCGCATCGGCATAAAACCGGTTGCTGTCTGCGATCGTATGGTCTTTGATTTGCGTGCATATACTGCCAACCATATTTGCGTCCACAGCTTCGTAATAATGCCGCACAAGCCTGCTGTCATAGATTGTATCGCCCTGTTGGTGCGCTGTAACGGAAAACTTATCCGCCGGGAACGATACGCCCATGAATGTAAATGTTTCTGTGCTTTCTTCCTTCCGGTCAATCTCGTCCCACGTCCAATACACCTCGGTGCGAGTGTATGTGTGCCCCTTTCCGTCCGTAGAGGTTACAACGCGCGTGTGCATGGTATATTGCTCCGTGATTTTGGTCAGCTGCGCATATTCGCCATCTAAATCATCAGCCGAAACGGGTTGTTCGGCAACCAGATTGCCGTAAGCGATGACATTCCCGAAGTCGGTATCCAGCGCATATTGAAACTGCTGATCGTCTGTAATCTGCGTTGCCGTGGTAAATTCCTCGTTTGTCTCAGCGATATGGTCACTGATTTTGCTACCGAGCAGAAATCCCAGTGCCACCATAACAAACACGATTGCAACGCTGAACGCAATCTCACGAGGCTTAATCTCCATCGCCGCCACCGAACAGGTTCTGCGGAGCATCTTCCGGTGCATCGTAGTCCGTGTAGGTCGTGTCGATTGTCTGATAGTTCATTACCCTCAGCAGAAAACCGGTCGGGAAAGACCGTACCAGCTTGTTGTATGCCCGTACCTGCTGATTGTAGTTGTTGCGGTACTGCGCGATCTGGTTCTCGGTCAGCGCAAGTTCGGTCATGAGTTGCTTGTAATTTTCGTTTGCCTTGAGTTCCGGGTACTGCTCCGCAACAGCATTTAACGTAACCTGTGCTTCTTCTACCTTGCCCGATGCAGCAGCAGTGCGAGCCTGCGTAATCTTCGTCAGCGTGTCGCTCTCATAGGTCTGATAGGACTTTACTGCGTCCACCAGATTGTAAACGAGATCAACACGGCGTTTCTCTGCTACCTGCACGTCAGCTGCTGCCGAGCTGACCTGTTCCTCCGCCGATACCGCGCGGTTATTGACCGACACGAACGCAGCGGCGATCATAAGTACCAGCGCGGCCACGATAGCCAGCACGATTAAAGTGGTTTTCTTCATTTTGTTTTCCTCCTATTTTCGGTGTTCAAACTGGACACCGCCTTGCGCATTTTCTTGTGCGGACACTCCCGCACCTGGCCTGCCCGCCGCCATGCGCTCTCGCAAAAGCCCTGGGCGTTCAGCATCGGGCACATAGTCGGACAGATTGTTCGATTTTGCATTGTTCTTTCCTCCTGCGCTCCGGCGGACGCACCCACTCGTCTGCATTCTGGGTGCACCCGCTTGTATCCTTGCCACTTTGACGTGGGGGACGGCGTAATGGCTGACCACCGTCCGCCGCAGCGCAGGAAGCTGACCGAGGCTCTGACGGACAGGCGAGGAAATATCACAAAACTCACCTACCGCCAAAGGTCGAAGCTCGAGCAGGCATTGCACTGCCCGTCACAGCCCCGGGCAAACCTCACGCCTTCCGGCGCTCCGCCCTCTCCCGCAGCATCCGGCTCAGCGGATCCTCGTCCGCCTCTTCCTTCGGCGGCTCGGGCATCACGAGGCGGCAGCGTGCCGACACGCTCAGACCGAGCGCCGCCGCACAGCTCTGGCACTGGCCGAAATAAACGTTCGCCGTCTTGGTCCAGCTGCCCGCCTCCTTGGCGTCGCCCTGCATGATCGCACGGTTCGCCCAGTTCTGGGCGTTCTGCCATGCGTCGCGAGCGATAAAATACCGCGCCAGCATGTCATAGTCAAGGTCGGAAAAGATATGCAGGGCAACCAGCTTTTTCGCGGTCAGCCGATATTCCGCCTCCATCACCTGCGGCAGATACTTGGGAACCGTGATGCGTTTCGGCTCGTTTGCACGCACCTCGCTTTTGGCTTTTGCCTCGATCTCGGCGTTTGTACGGTGTCCTGCCATGCGCTTTCGCGCCTGCTTGATGTCCACCGTCCCGTCCGCCTCCCGCGGGATTGGCTTGCTGGCTGGCATATCTCTCACCTCTCTCTCAAATTTACGCTCCATTGGGAAAAAATCTCGCACGAATGGGGGGCTGCGGTCAAGAGCGCCCCGCCGCAAAACTTTCCGAGGGCGGGGGGACTCCGAGAAATCTTGAGATTTCTCGCCAAGTTCGCGCACACCCACCTGCCTGCGCCCGTCCAAGCCTTCTACCTTTCAGCGCCGTTTCGTCTTGCCTTTAGCCCTGCTTTCGGCCATGGTCTTTGCGCTGTGGCAACCGTGGCACAGGCTTTGCAGGTTGCTTGGGTCGGTAAAGCGCTGCCAGTCTCCGTTATGCGGCTCGATGTGGTCAACGTCTGTCGCTCGGACTCGGCGGCCTTGCCGTGCGCACTCGCGGCACCACGGCTCACGCAGCAGCTGTGCCGGCCGCAGGTTGTCCGTCCAGATCGGCAGGCTGTACCAGCCACGCCACCGGCGGCTCTCTGTGCTGCGCCGTACGCTGTCCTTGGGTCTGTGCTTGTCACAGTACCCGCACCGCACCAGCTCCCGGCAGCCGGGATGCAGGCACGGCCTCAGCGGCTTACTTGTCATACTCGAGCATGTCGTGCAGGGCGGACTCGGTAGACGTGATGATGCTCTTGAGCCGACAGATGCGCACCGTCAGCTTGTAGCGCTTCTCAAAGCTCGGTTCAAGCTCACGCTCCCGCAGCAGATCAAGCCGCCGCTGACGCAGCCGATCGAGGTTGCGCTTATATTCCGGTATCATTTCGCGCACCGTTTGCACGCCACTCACCGCCTTCCTGGCAAAAAATAAAAGCCGAACAAACCACACCCATCTCTGGTGCAGTTTATTCGGCTCTGGCTCTCAGGCTCTGGCTCTTCCCGTCATACGTGATGACAGTCTCAGTTCTGCAGAATTTGCAGAACAGCGGAAAATTCCGCAACACCGTGCGTCCCTTGATTGCGACCACGTTGGTCGGCCGCTTGCATCGCGGGCACACAAGTTTTATTCTTTTGTCTTGATTATACACCTTTCGTCCTCCTATGTCTACCCGTTCGCTTTCGTTTCTCCATAACCGTGTCAAATGTTATAGAGCATTCCAAGCCAGCAACAACGCGCGTGCGTGTGCGCGTTGCATGTGTATTATAATAGGTATTTTTCGGCATTAAATATTTCACAAACCGGCAGGACGCTATCTCGTTCCGGCCGCCGCCCTCATCGAGCACCTGCGCTCCGGGCGGTGCATCAACGGTCGTGCCGTCGTCCACCCATGCATAGGTTGTGACCGGTCGGTCAAGGTTGCGCGATCCGACAAACTGTTTCTTGCCGTTGAGCGACGCTTCTCTCCGCTCTTTGGTCAAGTAGCCTGCCCAACCGTCGTATCCACGCTCTCTAATATAGTTGAGCTGGATATCGTCACCCCAACCCCAGAGTGACCGCATCAGCTCCAAGTCACCGCCTGCGGCGTTGATGATAATGTGCGCGTGCGGGCGGTGGTCACCGTGTCGCCCCTCCAAAATATAGATGTATTTCAGCTCTGGCAAGTCTCGTGCTTTGCGGTAGGCCCGCATCTGCGAGAACACTTTGCCGAGGTGCTTGCGTGTCACATCGGCGCTGTCCGGCAGGTCCGCATCTCGATAGGTGACGGTCAGCACCAGATCGGTATCGTCAAAGTTGGTCGCCATCAGCATTTCCAGTTTACGCTGCGCCGTGTTGGCGTTGGTGCGTTGGATCTGTTCCTCCGTCACCTCGCGGATGCGCTTGCGCTCCTGCTTGCTGGCGTTCGGCCGCGGCACCGTGTAGGTAATGTCCCACACAAGCCGTCCGGCTCGGATTGTCTTTCTCCTCTTCATTCAGTCCTCCCGGTGTTCAAATTGAACACCACAGCGGACGAGTTTCCCCGTCCGCGTGTAGTTTTATAGAATATCCGCGATTTTACGATTTGTCAATCGTTATTTTATCCTTATCGTCCTCTCAGCCTTTCGGATAAGCGTCTTTCTTACTCTTTGTGCGGATTCGCTCAAAGGCAGCTTCGACCAGTTCACGCCAGAATTTGCAATGTGCCGCAATTTCAAAAATCGTTTTGCTGCCGATAAACAACAGACACCAGAGTAAGCCAAGTGTAATAATAAATCCACCTAAAATCACAGCAGCACAAACATAAAATGCTGAGATTTTAGTAGCAATATCGAGAACTTTAGTAGCAATAACAAAAATCATCATCTTCCGCCTCCTTATAGATTTCAGCAATCCGCTATTGTCTCAGCATCAAACATATAATACCAACGACTACTACCATCCAAACAACTACAACCTCTTCATGACTCATCATTCGCACCTCCGTCCATCTTTGCCCCGCATACAGGGCAGTAATTCCAGTTGTTCAGGCGATACTCGCTCTCTATCAGTGCGCAGCCACAGTTGGTGCACCTGACAGCTGCGGCTCCACTCGGGAACGTATATCTCCCGGAATCATCCCACCGCCCATGCACCACTGGAGCAACATCGGCGGCTGGCGGCGAGGCAACAATCTCCATTGCCATGGCACCGTCGGAACCGTCCACCCATTTCGCCGCCATCACCGCTCTTATGGCAGTATCCCGCTTAATGTACTCAGCCATTATTCCGGGAACACCTCCGTCCACGAGCTGACGAGGATATTTGCCTCGCATGCTTCATCGTCCAGATCCGGGAAGAACCACTTGCCGCCGCGGTAAACATACTCACCGTAGCGATTAGCGCAGCCGCACAGCTTGCACAAAACCCGAGCACCTTCCGGCGGCTTTTCCTCGGTGTACTCACGCCAAACGCTGCCGCTCTCCCGTCCGCAGATCATCTCGAACGGGTCAATACCGACCCACTCGGCCAGATCAAAAAGCACGTCGATGCCTGGCACGCTGGTTCCGAGCGGATCCGGCCCCCATATCCAAGTTGAGCTATACCGAGCGCGAAAGCCTTCCAAGTCACTAAAGTCTCGGATGTCTTTGCACGCCAGCGCAAACCGGATGTTGCGCCGAGCCTTTGCCAACGGCGAGGCGTTAAACTTTGCAAGCTCCTGCTTGTGCTTCTCCTCACGCTCAGCTTTGCACTGCTCCCGATCAATGCGCTGCTTGACCTTGCCGCACACGCGGTCACAGTTGGCGGCAAGTGAGCACTCATGGCAGCAGCCCTCGCAGTGCCCGTCTTTGACCCATGCGGCACGCTTGTCCGCTCCGGTGCAAGGCTCTATGCCGGGCGATGCTTCCGGGCAGGTCAGCGGTGTAAAGTCAAATTCCGCCGCCTTGCGGTGCGCTTTAATCTTTTTGCTGTCCAGACTCCAATAGCGATCTTTGTATGCGCCGTGTAGTTCTCTTTGCAGATCCGCATCGCACTGGCTCAGCTCGTAGGCGGCGCTGTCGTTAATGCGGTGCTCCCGAAACAGCTCTTTCCACTCGTCGGTCAGGCCGTTGTCGATCGCCTTCGCCCTGGCGATCTGGCTCTCGGACGTTTTAAGCACCTCGGCAACGTAACTGCGCAGCTTGCCCGGCAGCTCGACCACGCCGCGTGCCTGCAAATCCTTGAGCGCGGCCTCAATCTCCTTGGCGGCCTGACCGGTGTACTCAGCCGTCAGGCCACCGCCGCCGCGTGCCATGGTGTTGGTCCAGTGCAGGATCAGCACCTGCAAAGACTCATCAAGGTCGGCATCAAGCACGATACAGGGCGCGGTGTCGCGCGCCAACAATGCCAGCGCATTACGGCGGCGATGTCCGGCAAGCAGTAAGTACCCGCCCTCGGTCTTGCGGCGTACCACAAGCGGCTGCTGCAAGCCGATAACCTTGATGGACTCGGCCAACTCGTCAATGCCGGTCTGCGCGTAACTGTTGTTCTCGTTCTCCTCAATTTCGGCGAGTGGGATCTGCTCCACCCGCATTTCTCCGGTGTCCGATTTGGACACCGCCTCGCCCATCAGCTCCGCAAGATTAAATTTCCTTGCCATCTCAAAGCACCTCCATGAGTTCCTCGACCCACGCCCGGTAATCTCGGGCGGCCGCCGAGGTCGGCGACCACTCCGCGACGGCCTTGCGTGCGAAAACCGCCTCGTCGACCTTGTCCGTGCGCCGGATCATCGTCCGGAATACGCGCACCGGGCAGGTCTCCCGGATGTACTCCTCGCCGTCGCGCTGGACGGGCGAATTGTGCCACATCGTCAGCAGCGCACCGGCGATGCGCGTCGCCGGGTTGATCTTGCGGACGCTCTCGATCTGCTCGATCAGTTCGTCCATGCCCTCGATCTCGAAGCGGCCGATCCTGAGCGGGATAATCACATCGCTGCTGGCCGCAATCGCGCCGATGCTCGCCTGTGAGAATGCCGGCGGACAGTCGAAAATGATGAAGTCGTAGCTGTCGTCCTCGATCACTGCGTCGCGCAGGTCACGCATCGCGCGGACCGCCATCTGTGACGTGCACCCGCCATCCACGCCGAGCGTTGCGAGCGACATGTCGGCCGGGATCACGTCCACGCCGGACATCGTCGCCATCTCGACCACCTCGTCGTAGCAGACAGCGCCGCCGGTGAGCAGAGCGGCCAGACCGCCGCGCTCCTCGGTATTCACGCCGCAGTAGCGGCTTGCGTTGCCCTGATGATCTACGTCCACCAGCAGCACGCGCTTTTCGTAGTCGGTGGCGAGGATTGCCGCCAGATTTACGGCGGTGACGGTCTTGCCGACGCCGCCCTTCAAATTCACTACGCTAATCGATTTCAAGATGTTTTCGCTCCTTTTTCTTGTTTCAGTGGTTTTTCTTTGTACGCGGACCGTATTTCCGCATCGTAACACCATGCTTTTCGAGCACCGCTCGCACCGTTTTACTTGAGCGGTGCATACTTGCCGCCACAATCGCAAGCGGCATTGTCTCGTACATTTCGCAGATTTTCTTTTCTTCCTTATCCGTTAACGGTATGCGCGGACCTCCGGCCGGTCTGCCGCCGTTCGGCGGCGCAGGCTGGACTTCCTTTCGAGCCACGCCGCGTGCGTCGCGGTCTTGGGTGTAAACAGTTTCCCGGTAGCTATACGGCACGCCAAAGGCTC